ATCGTATTCGGTCACGCTTGGCAGCTCTTGGTGCCGCTTGTAGCGCCACCCCTCATACATTTTGGCGTTGTTGGCCTCAGCGCGCTGGGTCTTCTTGATGTCATCAGCCATCAGCTTAGCGACCTGCTCGACTGACACGTTGCCAAGTTTCTTAGGATCGAACTTGCCGTTTTCAAGGTTTTCCCACACGTACTTTTGAATCTCAGGCAGGCCAGAAAGTTGGCTTTGGTTGTAGCTGCTTAAATCGTAAATTGGTGTGTCAGGGCCAACTTGCTCAGGTATTCCGGCGTAGTTTGGTTCCTGAGCGACATCGATGTCGCCCTTGCGCACCATGGATATCTCGCGGTCAATCAATCCTTCTACCGCTTTGCCCATATCGGTTGTCGCGGTAAGGTTGCCCACGTCGGGGTACTTCTCAGCCATGCCGGGGATAGCGTTGCGCAACTGCAGCGCCGTATTACGGTTCTCAAGGCCTTGTGATCCAGCGAGCTGCAGCACGTCGGTGCCCTCGGCGACCAACGGTGTTTTGGCCTCAGCGGCCTTGACCACTGGATCGGTTGCTAAGCCCGTACCCATCTGCTTCTGGATGTACGACAGGTGGGGCTTAGTCAACCACTCGTTGTAGGCGTCAATCTTTTCAATCTGGGGCCTAGGCGACGGTAACAGCGGCTCGCCCTGTGCAGCGGCTAACGGGTTGTACTCGTTAACAAACTGCTCGATCGCGTGCGTACGTATTTTGTTACGTTCGGCAGGGGTTGTGTCGTTTTTTATGAAGGACTCAGCGGCATTCATCCGTCGGTTGTACAAGTCCCGACCCCAGTGTGGCATTACGTCGTTTGCCTCCTGTTGCCACGACATAATGTCAAACTTCTTAGAGGCGCGCTCGAGCACCGTGCCAAGGATTGATCCATCACTAGCAAGGGGTTTACCCTCGGTATAGTCGTATAGCCATGTGCCCTTGACGTTGGGCTTGACCGCGGCCGAGGCCGTGCTCGGTATGTTGGAGGGCTCAAGGCCTGTCAACATTTCATAGACAGATGGCTTGGGCTCAACGAACGCGCGCTGGAACTCGGTGCCCATCGTGGGGTAACCCGGCGTGATGCCACGCTGCGCGTTGTAGATGTCGTTACTGAACTGCCCTACGTCGCGCTTGACGCCAGCGCCCAGCGCGCCCAGCGTACCGCGAGGTGGGCGCATAAGTCCGGGCATAATGCCTGAGATCACAGGCGGTAGTCGTGATAAAACAGGATGCACATAGTCTTCGGCAATTTCTTGGCCTGCCAAAGTTGTTGGCTGATAGCTCGTTGCCCGCGCCCAATCTGCAGCCTTTTCATTGGCCTCTTTAAATGGCGCACCGCGCAGAGCATGGTATGCAAGTCCAGCATAGCCACCTAACATGCCGGGGAGTCCAGTTAATACAGACGCTACATTCTCGCCTGCGCCCATTAACCAGTCGGCAGGTGTCAGATTTTTGCGTGCGAGTTCATAACGCATCTGATCAAGTGTAGGCTCTAAAGCAGGACCCCCGGGCACTTCACCTGCAACAGGCCGATGCGGTGCAATACCGGTGGCTGGCGCTGGTGGAACCTCGGGCGCAGTCGTGGGCGCTGACGGTGCTGCCGTTGTGCCGAGCACATCACGACTGGGCGTGGTCCCGTCTACCGGCGTCTCTATCGGGACAGGATAACGCCCACTGGTTCCTTTAGCCGGGTCGCCAAAGTAGTGATAGCGGTATCCGGGTGGGGGCGCTTCGTCGTCAAAGGCGCTCATTTAACCTCACCCCCTTGGGCGTAGGTATAGTCCTCTTGCTTGCCGTACACGGGCTTCTTGGCCAGCACGAGCGGGCCAATCTGGATGACCTCCTCGGCGCTGTGGATGGGCTGCATCGACTCGCGGTCGTAAAAGTGCCCGCGCCGGGTTGGGTCCATCCCCACCTGACGCCACTCAGGGTGCGCCAGATACTCCTGCGCGCGCTCAACGGCGTCATCCTGATGGATAGGCTTCCAGTTGCCTGTAATGCGCGCAAACGGGGCCTTAGCCACGCCAGCGGCCACGTTCAGGGCCTTGTTCTCAAAGCGGTCAAACACCGCGTCGGTGATGTGCGACACGGGCTCGTAGTACGCCTTGCCCTTGTCCTCCTCGTCGTGCACGGAATTGACCCACACGCCGTGGTTGCTATACGCCGGGATGTCCAGACGCAGGCCGACCTTACGGCCCTCAGGGATTGATCCGGTGCCGTAGCGCTCGCGCTGGGGTTCCTTAAGCGCGCCTGTCACCCGCTCAGCGCTGGCCGGCTTAGGCACGAAGTCGTAGGGCTTGACGGGCTTGATCTTGTCAGCCATGCGCCAGTACTCGTCGCGCGTCATCTCGCCCGCTGCCACTTTCTGCGCGGCCGCGGTGAGCTCGGGATTACGCTCGGTCACCTTCTTGTGGTTCGGATCGATGCCGATCTCGCGCACGGGGGCCTTGCCGCCCTTGGCCATGCGTTCGCCGCCTCTGTTCATGCCAATGCTGTGACGGTACTCAGCAAAGGGCGTCTGCGCGGTTGTAAAGAAGGGCTTCCCGTCAATAATGCCACCCTCTGCAAACGGTCTGCTATAGCGCATACCGTATTGAGGCGACGCGCCTTGCATCGTTGGGCGCATCGTCTCAGCGCGAAGCGTACCTTCGCCCACTGGGAACTCAGCGCCAAGCATGATACCCGCCAGTGTGTCGCGCATCTGAGCGTTGCGAGATCCTATTGCATCAGCGGTCAACCTTGCACCCCCGACGGGAACACTCACACCTGCGCCGTAACTTTGCATCGTCGGATCGGTTTGCCCAACGCGATAGAATTCAGCAGGTAAACCTTGTTGACGATTGCGCTCATCACGATCGGTGGGTGAGTAGCTAAAAGCGCGCGGTGTGATGCCGCCGTGTTCCATATGAATAGCGCCACCGTCAGCCATATGCTTAGGCGGTTGGCGTAGTAGGGCTAACTTGGCCAAATCCATGCTCAGCATCTTGGCAGCACCGGGGTCTCTGACCGTGTTTTTGATCGCCTCTTCAGGCAACGAGTCGACCATGCCGCCCGCCTTATAGCCGCGCTGCTGCAGGTACTTGAGATAGTCCTCGTCGATGAACTGCGACGGGCTCATGGTGCGCCAGTCGATCTGCATTGGCTCGCGTTTTAAGTTGTCCCGGATGTTCTGGTTAAAGTCGCGCAGCACGATCTCGGCCGGCGCGTGCTTGTACTTTACGCCCAAGTCCTCGCCGTGATTTACGTAGGGGTAGGCTTGATGCAGGTCGGGCCGGTAGCTGACGTTCTTGTCAAGCTGCACCAGCCTGTCACCGATTGACCAGTTGTCCACATCGGCCGCTGACGGCTCGAGGTGCTTGGCAAGTAGCTTCTCAACGTCAACCGTGCGCCCTTTGGTTGGGCCGCCCACGCCTTTACCGCGCAGCATCTCGGCGATTGCACCGCGCCGGTCGTAAGTATCGACCAGCTCACGGAACTTCGGGTCGGAGACGTCGTACTCGCGATTCGGGTCAAAGGGCTGGGTCTTTTTGCCCGGCAGCTTAGGCATGTTGGGAATGCGCTTGTTGATCAAGGCCAGCAGCTCGGGGCTAATGTTGCCTAGCGCGACCTGCTGGTCAAACTCGTCCATGAACTTGTTGAACATGGGCGTGTTGCTCTTGTGCTGCTCGCGTGCGCCTAGAAACGGTGCCCAGACCACGTCCTCGCCTGACTCCTTGGCCTTAGCTTTGGCCCCGCTCTTCTTGGTGAATGCCGCCCCCACGTTTTCGTACTCGGGTTGCACCTTCTGCAGCCATGAGAACCACGGGCCCCCGCGCTGGCTCTCATCGAACGGGTCGGTGCGCATGCGGTCGTACTGCAGCAGCTTGAGCGTCTTGCCCTGCTGGTTGCCCAGCGCCTCGCTCATGGGCACGGGTTTGCGCGCGAGCTCGGCTGCGTGGATGTAAGCGATCTCTCTATCGGTTAGGAATCTGGCCATGTTTGCTCACGCTGCGTAAGGGTTGTCGCGCTTGGGGCGGTCGTCGGCGTAGTATAGGTCAGGGTCGGCGACCGGGTCAATGTTTACGAAGCCCATGTCGCGCAGCACCCTGAGCGCCTGACTGAGCGCGTCGACGTAGTCGTCGTGCTTGCTGTCCGGGAAGCTGCAGACTTGGCTCAGGAACGCGTCGCACCAATCACGCGCGCAGCCGGGGTTGACCGTCGACTCGGGCAGGTAGACGCGGCCGCGCGCGATCAGCGGGCTCACGATGTTTAGGCGCATGGTCTTGTCGGCGTTGCCCGGGTTGTAGCTGCGCACGGGCAGCCCGGCGCGCTGTAAGTCTTGGAGCAGCACGATGCCAGCCGACTTGTCCTCGATCAGGATCAGGTCGACCTTCTTGCCGTTGCCAAATTCGTTCTCGTCACCGTAGATCTCCTCGCTCTCCGAGATCACCTTGGGGCGCAGCTCGGGGTACTGGATGCGCTCGCTCCAGCAGTCGATCAGCATGACGCTCATGCCCTTGTCCTCGCTGGGCTTGAACACGCCAAGCACCACGCATGCGGTGGGGTCTGCGGCCGTGCGGGTGCTGGTCGCGCAGTCGTATGACTGGACCACGTACTCGAACTGCGGCAGGGGCTTCTCGGCACCCCAGAGCTTGAACCACGAGCGCTTGACGATGCCGGTGTCCTCGCTCGAGAGGATCGAGGCGTGAATCTCTTGGTCGCCCAGACGCGTGCCCTCGTACTGCAGGATCTGGTCGCGAAAGCTGGGGGCGAGGTTGTCAAGGTTGGCGTAGGTTGATGCGGTGGTGAGGTATACGTCCTCGCCGTCGCGGTCGGCCAGAGACACAATCAGGTCCTTGGGGCGCGGAGTGGTGGACGCGATGATGGTCGTGCGCTTACCCAGCCGCACACCGAACTGGATCTGATCCCACGCGTCGTCTAAGTACTCCCACGCAGCCAGCTCATCGAGCCACGCGCCGTGGAACTGCGGGCCGCGGAATCGCTCGGGCTCGGATGCGGGTATACCCTTGATTAGGCTGCCGTTGGTTAAAACGATCTCAGAGAGGCTCTTGTTGTAGTCGGCCAGCAACACCTTAGGCATCACGTTCAGGATGCCGCTATCGCCCTCAAAGCAGGTCGCACGCACGTCGCCGCTCGTGGGGGCGGATACCAGCCAGCGCGTGTTGGGCTGTGTCCACGCCCACCACCAGACCTGCTCGGCCGCGGTGCGCGTCTTGCCGGCGCCGCGCCCAGCCAGCAGCAGCCAGATCGACCACCAGTCACCTGCCGGCAGAACTTGGTGAGCGTGGGCTTTCTTGAGCCACGCGACGCGGGCCTCAAAGGCCGCGCGGTGTTCGGGTGGGTAAGCTGCGTACTCGCGCTGGAACGCGGGATCGAGCAGCCTCTTGGCCAGACTACTTGCCATCTTGGCGCTCGGTCTGCAGGCCGTCGGCCAGCGAGATGAGCGTCTCTGGGGTGAAGGCCAGCGTGAGCGGGTTCTCGGCCTCGCCGACCAGCACTTGGCGATCGCCGTAGCGCTTGGGGCACCAGCTCTTGAGCAGGCGCAGTCTGAGCTCGACGCGGTTCTTTTGCCACTGCACGAACGCGCTGTCGCGCCGCCCGCCCCCTTCGCCTGTGATGCGCTCGGGTTCCTCGTCGATAATTCTGATGGTGTCTTCGGCCAAAACATCGAAGCCTGCGTCTCTCGCGCGCGCGTACATTTCTCCGAACTCGGGCAGGTCGGTCACCCAGTGCTGCACGGTAGAGCGCTTGGGCATCCCCGGCGACTGCAAAATACTCACCAACGTCTCACCCATCGCCAAGCGCTCGCAGATGTGAGCCGCGAGCTCTTGCGTGTACAAACTCCCCGATCCCTTAGGCCTTCCCATAGCAAACCTCCTATTATTCTCGCGATTTTATACCACCGTTGTATTTTTGCATCAGGGTTTCCGATAATAAAATAAATGTTTACATTGTCAACAAATGGGCTCATACTGGAGGCTCAGTAACCAACACGACAAACACGGAAAACACCATGAACACAATCAACGTCGTCAAAGCAGCACTCGCAGTAACAGCAAAAGCCCATTGGGAAAAGGCCACCGACAAGTGGGTCATCGAGGGCGATTACGGCTACATTAGCAGCTTTGCATCGTTCAAAAAAGCGATGGCTTTTGCCAAAGAAGAGGCTGCTGTCGCCAACGCGATGGGCCGCCCAACCGACATCCAAGTCAACCTTTAAACACGGAAAACACCATGAAACACTACACAGACTACTTTGACGGCTACTTAGCAGACCGATTTTTTTGTGCTCAAGTTGCTAACAGCTACTACTGGTTTGAGACATACGACGATGTTCTCGCTTTTAAAAAGTCAGATGCTTTTGACCCACGCATGAACATCAGCACACCTGCAAATTCACACAAGTAATCACACACGGAGTCACACCATGAACATCAAAATGTCAGCACCAACAGCTTTTCGCTCACAGAGCCCACTGGACAACGCAATGATTGCACGCTACGCGCCTTCGGTCTTTGCACAGGAAGCCCACGACAGCCGTGGTGAGCGCTACGCCTTCATCCCAACCAGCGACGTGCTCGACGGCCTGCGCGCCGAGGGCTTTGAGCCCTACGAGGTTCGCCAGACCCGCGTGCGTGATCTCAACAAGCGCGAGCACACCAAGCACCTGCTGCGCCTGCGTCACCCCACCGCGCTCAAAAACGACGAGGGCCACGGTGAGATCATCTTGCTAAACTCGCACGACGGCACGAGCTCGTTCCAGTTGATGTCAGGCTTTTTTCGCATGGTGTGCGCCAACGGCATCATCGCAGGCGACGTGGCCGCAGACTGCCGCGTGCGTCACACCGGCCGGGTAGTTGACGACGTGGTGGACGCGTCCTACCGCGTGATCGACGAGCTCAACAGCGTGGGCTCGCGCATCAACGACTACAAGGCCGTGACAATGGACCGCCCCCACCAAGAGCTCTTTGCACGTGCTGCGCTCGCCCTGCGCTACGACGACGGTGCAGCCCCAATCGATGCCAATCGCCTACTCACGTTGCGCCGTTGGGATGACAACCAAGACAACCTCTGGACGACGTTCAATCGTGTGCAGGAGAACATGATCAAGGGTGGCGTGCGCGGTCGCACAACTAACGGCCGCAACATGTCAACCCGTGCCGTGGGTGGCGTGACCGAGAACGTCAAACTCAACAAGGCGCTCTGGACGCTGGCCGACGAGTACGCCAAGCTCGCTGCATAAAAACAACAGGGGGTTCGCCCCTTGTTGCATTCAACAACTTTACAATGTAAACTGTAGTCTCAGTACCTAAACACGACAAACACGGAGCCTTAAAAATGAACTTCACCCCCTCAGCAGTCGACCAACTCGGTCTCCTTCTCGCCCAAATCGCCGACCTCACCAAGCAGGCCGACGCCATCAAGAAAGTTGTCAAAGAACGCGGTGCCGACGGCAACCTCGAAGTCGATGCCGACGGTGTCGCGTTCGTCGAAGGCTCGTTGTTTCGCGCGACATACAGCGAGTTCAACAGCACCATCTTCGACAAAGAAAAGTTCGTCAAGCAGTTCGGCGAGGCCGAGTACGCCAAGTACACCAAGCAGTCTGCCTCGTTCCAAGTTCGCGTCAAAGCCCGCAAGTAAACCAACCGCCCCCTCGGGGGCTTTAGGATTTTTATGAACCACGAACAACTCATCGCGTCGTACCCAGACGACCTCAGAAAGCATGCCGCAAACTCGGGCTGGAACGCGGCTAACACCGCCATCTTCAACGCAATTCTGGACCAAGCAACAAAGGCCAGCGAGGCCGGCAACTTCACCAAGGCTTCTGCCTTACTTTCGCTGACCGGCGACCTGCAGGACGCTCTAGCGCTCAGGCAGGTCTAACCATCGCACGCAAGAGCTCGACCTGCGTCGTGCTCTTTTCCCCCAGCCTCGCCAACACCACCTCGTCACTCGTACCAGCCACGATGAGGTGGTGAATAAAAACCGGCCGCTTCTGCCCCTGCCGGTGCAACCTCCCGCAAGCCTGAATGTACTGCCCAAGGCTTGCCGGGAGTGTGAACCACACCGCGATACTTCCCCCGTGCTGCAGGTTCAAGCCCGCCCCGCACGAGTCAGGGTGCGCTAGGGCGACCTTTTGCAGGCCGGCGTTCCACCTGTCAACGTCCAGCAGCTCGGCACCCGTGGCGGCCTGTATACGCTCGATCTCGTGGCGGTAGCCGTAGAACACCAGCACCGGGTTGCCGTTTGCACCCTCGATCACGTCCTGCAGGCCTGCGAGCTTGGCGTTGGAGAACACGTGCACGTCTTTGCCCTCGTCGTAGATCGCCCCGCCCGAGAGCTGGTGCAACTTACCCCAGAGCACCGCGGCGTTGGCCGCCGTGATCGGCTCACCGTTTGCAATAGGCAGCAGGGCATCACGTCGTAGCTGCTCGTAGACCTTGAACTCGCCGGGCAGCATCTCAACGACCGTGGTGCTGTCAACGCGCTCGGGTAGCTCCAAGTAATCCTCAGCCCGCATGGCCACCGTGATGTCCTTGACCCTTGCGTGGATCTCCTTCTCCGCGTTAGGCCGGGGTGCCAGATTCCAACCCATGTAGTCGCCCACAAAGAACGCGTTGGTGTAGCCGGTGTAGGTCTTGCCCAGCCGTGCACCCTGATCGGCCAGATAGCACTGGCTCCAGAGCCCCAGCAGGCCCTCAGAGGCCGGTGTGGCACTCAGGAGTATCACCCGGTCAAACTTAACGCGCCTAAGGGCCTTAAAACGCGCCGTAGACGGGCTCTTGAACCCCTGACTCTCATCCACCACCAGCACATTGAACGGCCAGCGATCCTTGAGCTCGTCAACCAACCACTTCACGTTATCGCGCCCGATCACCTTGACCGAGCACGGTGTCCTGAGCGCCCTTAGTCGCTGCGCTGGGTTGCCCTTGATCACCAGCATCGGCATCTTGGGTGCCCACAGATCTCGCTCGGCCTCCCACACGTGCTCAGAAACACGCTTAGGAGCCACGATCAGCACTTGGATAGGCTCACCCCTTGCCTTCATCATCCGAAGCGCCTGCAGGGTCGCTGCGGTCTTGCCCAGCCCCACCTCCGACCAACACATCGCCCCGCGGTGCTCCACCATGTGCTCGGCCATCCTCAACTGATAATCGTGCAGTTTCATCTAAGAATCCTTTAACCTCATCGTGCCCATACAGGACCCGGGCATCAAACCCCAAGTCACCCAAAACCTTCAGCCGGTACTTTTGCAACTCACTAAGTTTTCCTGTGCCTGTCTTCAACTCGATGAACGTCACCCGCCCGCCCGGCATCAAAACCAAGCGATCAGGCCACCCCGCCGAGGCCGGACTGACGAACTTAACCGCCAGCCCACCAAGCCGTTTTATGCCCACCACCAACCGCTTTTCTACGTCCTTTTCCATGTCACCATGACACTGTGACCAGCTTTGCTAACTCTATATAGGAAGTATGTAGTGTGTTACCACCTACCATCACAGTTACCCTATATAAAATATATATAAATATAGTGACATAGGTGACATGTTCCCTATGATGACACCTAATGTCACTACCCCACTTTCATGTCACCATATAGTGACATGAAAGCCCTTTTTTGCCTACTTTTTACACCGCATGTCACCATGTCACCCCTACGGTGACATACGCCGACAGTTTTTAGCCATGTCACCATACCTCGCCCCCAACGTCCACAACCCCCATCGCCTTGCTCAGCGGAACCGCCAGATAACGGCCAGTGGACAGCCGTTTTTTGTTCCCACCGTTCAACTTCAGCACCGCCGCGCCCGCCAAACTGGTGTCCCTTTTACTGGGGCTCCTCACGTCCAACCACCTCAATATTTCCGACGCGCTCATCCACTTACACCTCGTTTCGCTGAAATCTGACCACGCCAAACCGTCCGTTATGAGCTCCACAATCGGGTCGGACTGCTCAAACTGGTTGTTATGCACGCTCACCTCGCCCATCTCCAACTGGCTAAGGTAGTGCACCTCGCCAGCCTTCCAGAGCGCCAGCACCTCCGCCCAGAGCTGCTGCATGTCGATCGAGTGATCGTGCACGACAGCACTCACCGGGATCACCCAGAAGCGACTGTTGCCCGTCGGATCGCCTAAGAACGTCTCGTCGTTGACCGAGGCCGCGAACACCGTGCGCCGGGCGTAGCGCGAAGACGCCGCCGCATACGGGCGTCTTATCTCGTCCACCGTCTGGGTCAGGAACGCCTTGAGAGCTGCGATGTCGCTCTTCTTAAACGTCGCATCAAGCTCACCCAGCTCGGCCAACCAGCCAGACAACACGTTCATGAGCGAGTCCTTGTCGTGCACGTTCAGGCTCTTGCCGGTGTTGACTAGGTTCAAGTTCGCCGGCACAAGCGAAGTCAGCCACCGGGTCTTGCCGATGTACTGCGCGCCTTGTAGCACCAGCACGCCTCTGGCCATCACCCCATCAGGCGAGTAGGCCGCGGCAATCGCCGAGAGCGCCCACTTGCGCATGAGCAGCTCCTTGCGCCCGCGCTCGATGGCCTCGGTCACCTCCACCAGCGTGTCGTACCAGCTCTGCAGCCGGCTGACGCCGTCCCACGGCTTGCTACTCACCCACTCGACCACCGGGTTGTAGACATTCATGTCAGCGATCGTGGTGACGATGCTCTTCAGGTACTGCGTCCTGATCTCGGACTTGTGGCACATCGAGCGGATCACCGTGAGCGAGGCCTCGGCGGCGTTGTCCATGGTCCACCCCGCACCCGGCACGAGGATCTCGTCGTGCTTGTTGATGCAGTTGTAGCGCACGACGATCCCCGCGTTCTGGCAGACGGCGGCCACGTTCTCGATCGTCTGCTGCGGTGCACCCTCAGCGTTCACGTCAGGCAGCGCCATCTGCGCACGCCGTGGACGCATCATGCGCCGGATATCAGCCACGGGCATGTTGGCCCCCAGCTCCGCGAAGCGACGCCTAAGCGCCTGCACGAGTGCCGCCTGCTCAACCTGACCAACGTCCAAACCGATCTCTGCCGTGAGCGCCTCCAAATCTGTTAAAGCGGCCGCCGCGATGCGCTCCGACCAACTGGCGACGGCCGCTGTCTTTTCCGCGGCGATTTCTGGCAAGCCCTCGCACATCTTGAGCATGGCGAGCTGCGAGGGGTGTGACTGGATCTGCACCAGATCGAGCGGATCGGCACCCTCATCGAGGTGGCCGAACTTGTGCACCCGCACCAGATCAAAGACGTTGACCGCGCGCCCAAGGCACGGGTCGCTGGCGTGCTTGTTGACCACGTGCAAGCGGTCATCGGTCACAAACGCCCCACCCACTGAGCCACCACCACCCTTGTAGGTGAGCCGTCGCTCGTTGTCATCGAGCTGGAAGCGGAACTTGTCCGAGAGCCAACGCACGATCACCTCCTCCACGCTAAAAGCCCGACAGAACGCACCCACCATGCCGGGCTTCTCGCGCGGGTCGCTCATCGTGTAGGACCCCTCGTACTCTGGCACCTTCACGTCCGACACGTCGATCGCGACTGAGTCAAACCAGCCAGACGACATACCTGATCGAGCCTCAACAGGATCAGTTACGCCAGCCTCGAACACGGGCGCTGCGGTGTAGTGCGCCTGCACTGGATTAAAGACCGAGTGATCAAGGCCTTCGATGCCAATACCCCACGCACGTAGCTGGGCGCTTGTGCGAGGCTCGGTGAGCCAGAACCAGACGTGCGCCTTGAGCACACCGGGCGTGCGGCCGGCAGACGACGAGAGCTGCCACCAGTAGCGCACACCAGCGAAGGCTGGCAAGGTGGCCTCAACCCACGCATCGATCGCCTCCTCAGGTGCGCCCTCGTGCTCGAAGTTATCCACGTCAAACATAACCGCGTGCAGCGGCTGGTCAGCGAAGTTAACCAGAGCACGCCGCACGTAGCCCGGGTACTCCGAAGGCTCGGCCTGCTCATCGCCCACATACGCCCCGCGTATCAGGCACACGTCGGACTTGCTCTCAATGCGCTTGAGCATTGCGCCCAGATCGTCTAAACTTGCGACCTGCTCGGTGCGCATCTTAAAGTGCTTGGCATCCTCGTAGCCATCGATCGTACCGTCTTGTTTCCATAACTTAGTCATCCTGCGACCGTTCATCGTTTTAAGCAATGTTATCGTGTCTGTCATATCAAACCTTATAGTTGAATTTCTTGCCGGCGACCAAACTCAGCGCTGCTGCGAAGCGCTCCGACGGCTTGCGCTTTCCGTGCGCGATCATTCCAAGATAGCTCATGCTGCTATGCACGCCAAGCGCAAGATCACGCTTTTGCTGCGCAGTCA